GAGGGTACTGTGGTCATCATAATTTTATCATTGCTAACATCGGCGACCAAGTCGTTGTTTTTTGCTTTGAATGTTGATATTAAGCCACGGATGGCATCAATTTGATTTGATGCGCTAAATCCCATTTTATTTAGACGTTGAACTAACTCTTGCATAGGCAATGTTGCTACGCCATCATTTTGACTCTTGATCAAGAGCATTTTGACAGCGTTGGCAAAACTTTGATCTACACTAGATAGTTCAAGCAATATCACTCTTCATCTCCCTGCCAGTTGGTTCTTCTTCTGGGCCTGCGCTACTTGGGAAAATTGGAGCTTCACCCTCTGCTTCTTCACCAGGAACAGCGGCTGGCAGTGCATCGCCGGGGCTTGTTAGGCTAGTAATAGCAGAGTCAAGTGTGTCTTTAGTTTGCATTAGCATGTTAATAGCTTCTTCTAATGCGCCCTTGACGGTTTGAACATACTGTTCACCTGTTGCGTCACCAAAACGAGCTTTGATTTGATCAACCAAAGTAATCATGTCTTTGCCTAACATGTCTGCCACGTCTTCGATCATGCCTTGGAAGTCTTTGTTCATTGAACGAGCAGCAATAATAACTTCAGCTTGGTCTAAATCTGTATCGTCTAATTCGCCTTCAAATAGCACTGGATCTACATTGGCCATTTCTTCGTACACTTCACGTTGCAAAATTGCACGAGTGTATTCTGCGCCACCACGGCTGGCTAATGTGTCAATTTCAGCTTGCACACGCTCTAGCTGTTCACGTAGCATACGTCCGCCTAGTGGCTTGACGTCAATGCTTTCCTTACGCAAAGCACGGCGAGCCGCTTGTGCTGGGGTAATTGTTGTTGTAATGTCATTAAATTTCATAATGGTCTCCGATACTTTATTTAGTGTTTTGGCTTACTCATTTTGTTCATTCTAGCCATGCGCTTGCTGACCTGATTGAACTTTTTGGTTCTACGGGCTCGGGCTATAAATCTCTTTTTGAATTTGTTTTTTAAGCGTTTGAATCTAATGCTTCTTTTGATGTCGATACGCTTGCTACAAGTACTTGCTGAGCTAACTACTCTACCCTTTTTAAGGCCAACTGTACAGCGAACTTTGCGTTTAATTCGTGTCCCAGAACGGCCCCATACTATTTTAGCTTCAACAACTATTTGCATATTATTTTGGTAAATGTGTAAGCACGTAACCTAGCATTGCTAGTAAGCCTACCACAATAGTGGATGTAGCTGTGACCATGATTTTAAACTTTTCATCTTTAGCGGTACTTAATAAATTCTTAATCTCGCTAAGATTTTTTTGATTATCTGTTTTAAATGAAGCAAAATCTGAGTGAATACGTTCTAAGCTGGATTCTACAAATCCTATTTTTTCTTCTAAACGTTTATATCTTTCTGCACACAACTCTACGTGCATCTCCAGACTCGTCTGCTCTGTGATTGGTCCATTAACTGGCATTTAGGCTAATTCCGTAAAAAAACTTCCTGCTAGACTCGAGTCTGCAAGCAAAGTTATGAGTAAAAATGAGCCAGGGTGAGTTTAAATAATACCGGTTGTTTATCTAGTTATATTTAGCCCACTTAGAAAGAATCGTGGCGGATGTAAAACGTATTTGTATCGGGTCCGGATGTGATAAGTCTACCATCTAAGTTGGCTGTTTCAGACAAACCTGTAATTGCAGTATTGCCATTTGAATCAGTTGTAAGTGTTTCTTCGGTCATTTGCCCTACACGTTCAGCAATCCATTTTAAACACCAAACACGGTGTACACCTTTGATGTTCTCGCCAAATAACCCATTGGTAACATCTTGCTGATCAATACACTCTACCCCAGCCAGTAACGGCTGTCCACGGCTGGCAATGATATTCATCAATGTGGCCAAGTTACTGCGACTGTCATTGCACGATGGTCCAATATCGTAAAGTGTCCAAGCCGTAAAAAATTCTGGGTCAGCACCCATGTGTGCCCCGGGAACCATCCAGGATTTTTTATCTTCTCTTTTTTGCATTTATCTTATTGAGTGTATTGCACGACCAAGTGCGTACCCGGTTAGGCCAGCGGCACCCACTGTGGCTACACCTTTCAAGAAGCTATCACTTGAGCGAGAACCAGCAATTGCACCAGCACCCAAGGCAGCAAGTTCTGCATTGGCTACACCAGTGATCTCATAACCTTTGTTTCTAGTCAATACATCCAGTACTGGTAATAACTCACTGCGTTTACCTCTTAGGCGATAATACTGTAGCAGTCGTGTTGCACATAGTTCTCGCTGTTGGGTTGAAAGGTTTTCCCAATCAGTGATCAATCTGCGTAAACTTTTGTAGTTGCTGACGTCAATATTCATTTGACCTTCTAATCTGTACATTATTCTAATAGCCGTTACTCTATCTAATGTGCCGTTTTCAATTCCACTCAGGAACTGTTTTACTAATTTACCATTGGTTCGAAGCTGTTTGGCTAATACTAAGTTCTGAGCTTGTGCTTTTAGCTGTTGACCAGCAGGGCCTGCTGGATTTAACAAGATATGCAAACCTTGATATAAGTCTGTGCCTGAAATTCTAGGCGCTGTAAAATTACCAAACGCTAGAGTACGTCCTGCATAGTCTTTGGCAAAGGGTGCTGTTTCAAATTCCTTGCTTAACATATACAAGGTAAGCATGTTTAAAAACACACTGTCAACTGTGTCACGAAGTGTTAGCTGATTAAGATGTGCATTACGAAACATTTTACTTTCGTTGCAGTTTTCAAGGATAAAGCTAAAGCTGTTGTCTTGGTTGTCTTCCATTTTACTTGTCCTTGTCTTTCATAAACTCAGGGCGATTAACTATTTTAATCTTGCCATGTGGTGTAGCTGAAACAAAGCCTTCGTGGCCCGAAGCTGTTTGTATACTACTGACATCTGCGGCAACATGTTTGTCTAACTGAGCTTTAATTTTGTGTTTGATAACTGTCATACCAGCAATAATATCCCAAGCTGTTTGGAACGGTGCTTTAAACTGCTTGATATGCGCTTCAATATTGGCTTGCTTGTTGGCAGACAATCCGCTTGGACCCTTTAACCAGGTCATAAACTCGTTGGCTACTGCTTTACCATTTGTAATTTCTTGTCCGCTACGTGCTTTAAAGTTAACAAAGCTCTTGAATATTTCTGGTAAGTTTGAAATCTTCAATGCGCCAATGGTATACGGATCTAACATATCATCAATCTTTGAGGCAGCTGGACTGTTGATAAGTGCCTGCACCTTTTTAATGTCGGCTGCTGGTAAGTTGATTTTGTGTTCTTGTGTTAAATTGGTAGACGGACCAAATACTACCAAGCCCGGTACAGACTTAATGCCAACTGCGTCTGGTGTTGTTGGTGTCGGCTCTGCTGTTGGCGAACTGGCTTCATCGGCTGATTCATACATGCCATGTACTGCAATGCCAGCACGGCTACGAACAATCTTTTTACCAATCTCGCTTGTCTTGTCAATGTGATATGGTATTTTATTTGGTTGGAAGTTTACGTTCTCATCGTCAATATCCAAGTCTTGTGCTTTCATCCATAGCATGTCGCCTTGAAACATTTTGCCCACTGTCTTTACAGGGGTAGCACGTTTTAATAGATCATACAAGCCGCCAAAGTGTGCGGCATATTCAGCACGACCAGGACTATCAGGCTTGCGATTGTAAATCATTGCAGCCACATCATTGGCGTTGGTTGGTCGGCCATCATACTTCTTTGCACCAATACCAGCTTTGTCTGTTACAATAAATGTAGTCTTGTCTAACCAGCCAAAGATAACTGCTGGACTACCGTCCCACTTGATACTTGTTATTTCAGCATGTGATTCGGCCGCATGCATTAGTGCAGATAATGCACGTTGCGCTCCTTCAACACCGTTTTCATCAAACATGATATCTTCAGGATGATCAATACGAGCTTTAGCTTCAGTGAGCTTACGCTTGTGATTTTGTGTTACTTCAAATATTTTCATTTTGTTTTATCGTATGCTTCTCGAGCCGCATCATAAATTCGCTTCATCTCTGGGCCCGACAGTCCTGGATTGGCTTCTAATGCTCTGCGTACTGCTTCTTCGCCAGCAGTGTGTGAATCTTCTAATGCTTTAAATTCTGGATTGTTTTCAGCTTGCGCGGCCGCGGCTGGCTTGGCTTCAAAATCCAGGCGATCAACTGAATCATAAACTGTCTTAGCCCATTGCTTGTAAATGTCAAATGACTTTGCTCTTGGTGGTTGATCAGTAACTGCAATTTCTAACCATGCTTTAAATTGTGCTTGGATTAAAGGTTCAACCTTTGCAACAACTGCACTGACGGCTGCTGGATCTATTGTTGCCGAATGGCTTGATAACAATCTTGTCAAGGCTGCAGGGTTAACCAATTGCGGTACGCTTGCTAATACTGCTCGTAGTTGTTCTGTATCAAGATTCAAATAACGTTTTTGAATTCCTGTTTGGCCAGTTAACATATTAATAGTAACAAGTTCTTCTAAATTGTCTTTTAGTTCATTGTTTGGTTCTATGGTTTGTAGGTCAGGACTATTTTGAACAAATAAAATTTTGTTAATTGCGACACTGGCTGACTTAAATGCTTCAAGAGCATTTGGGTCTACTTCAGTATTGTCGCTGTCCTCTTGTTGTGTCTGAATAAAGACAACTGTGGCAGCAACAATCATTGCAATTGCAGAAAGTGCAGGTTCTACTTCCATGCCAATTGAAGCTGTACCAGTGCCTCCAAGGATTGCATCAAACAACAATCTAATTCTATCGTTGGCGCCAACGTTACTTGACATAACCAGTCGTTCAATATCAGCACGATTAGATTTAATTGTTGGGCCAACTTGTGCAATATCAACTTGCATTTGATCAGCGGCTGCGATTTTATCGGCAGCGGCCAATGTTTGCTGATATATCATTTTCACAGGTAATGGAACTGTACCGTCATTGATTTGTCTTAACTGATTTCCTAGACGTTGTGAAACTCTTGGACGAGTAGCATTAGCAATAGCATCTGCAAACTTACGCAAGGCTGCATTACTACCACGTAAGGCCCGAATAATACCAGTTGGGCCGTCACCGCCAGCCATACTTTGTATCTTAGAAACCAAATTATCTAAAAATCCCTCATCTAATTGACGTTGCAGGTCATTTACTTTCATTGCTCATTTTCCTTAATTGCTCTTACTCCTCGGGCAAATTTAGCTGGATCACCGTTTTTAATGGCAAGTTGTAGTCTACGCACCAGCTCTTCAGCTTGATGCGGTGGATAGTTAGTTTGTATAATTTCCACAAGATTAATAACACGGGCAATGGCCTGTGTTGCTAGTCCCTCAACAAGCAAATGCTTATCTTGTTGTGGTACTAGGCCTGTAATTTCTTCTAAAATGCTACGAGTTTGTTTACGCATGATTAATATATTTAGCTAAATAAAGTTAATAGGAGACACTAAAAATGCAACTTTCACCAAGCGCACAAGACCTTAGAGACTTGGCCAATAAGTTACAGCAACTAAGCGAGTACGATACTAGTACCGATACACACGAACCTGACCATGAAATTACCGACAGCGAACTAAGTCGTTTGAAAATTGCATTGCGTCCATTGGTAAGCGGCGATATGCAAAGCCGTTTTATGCAAGTTTTAAACAAAATGGTAAGCGGCCAGCCTGTAACCTTTGCAGAATCACAGTTGATTACTTCTGCATTTATTAGCATGGCTGATATTGTTGCAAGCGATAGTTCATTAATTGCTCGTTTACGTTCTGACATTAAAGATTACAATGCCGAACAAGATGGTGATGACTCGGAAGGCAACGAGTACAATCCAGAAATTGGCCCCGAAGATTTTGAAGAGCCATTAGAGCTACCAAAAGACGACCGCGATTTAAAATAATCAAATTTCACGACTCACAATAGCCCTTAGTGCATCTCGGTTAGCATTGCTAGCAACTGGTGCAGTTAAGGGCTTTGTTGTGGGTAAGCCAGAGTTTGGCTTTGTGATATCAAACCCTTCTTTGGCCTGAGGCTTTTCCCATTTAGTCGAAGTTGGCGCACTACTTGTATCAATTGGTGTGCCCATTGTGTTACGCTTTAGTTTATCGTACACATCATTTGGCCTAGTAGTTCCGCTGGCTTGATCCCCGTCTTGATCACTAATGCGTAATGTGTCGGGATTAAAGCTCAGGTCAATCTTTTGTCCAACTGCGCCTGAAGAGCGTGTCTTCATAAACTGTAACTGTACCATGCAACGTTCACGCATGGTAGGAGTACTGAAGATACCAAACACGTTATCGGCTGTTTGAATCTTACTCAAACCACCAGCAATCATTGAGTGGTCAAATTCCACGCTTTCAACAGCACTACGATTCAACTGCGAAGCTGTTGCCAACAATAGCTGTTCACTAACAACCAAGTTACGCAACTCCTCGGCTACTAACTTGTCCTTAACAAACATGTCACTGACACTGATCTTTTGACTTGCTGGCATCATCAAGTCCAAGTAGTCGACCAAGATGGCATCAACTTTAATCTTACGCTGTGTCTGGAATTCACGTACCCAAGATAAGATATCGTTTGCGGTAATGCCGTTTGTCAATTGTACAATTTGCAGTACGCCTGCCTTCTTACCATTCATACGAACTTTAAGATCCACATCCTCAAGTCGCTTAAACACTTCCCTAGTAGGTGTGTCTGTTAACATAGCATCCATACGCATAGCGCACAGGCCTTCGCTCAATTCAAGACTAAAGTAAACTGTATTCAGTCCAGCCATTGACCAATTAAGCGCCAAGTTTTGCAAGAACAAACTCTTACCTGCACCCGACGCACCTGCAAAGATGTTTAGTTCTCCTCGATTGAAGCCACCGTACAACTTATCGTCAAGTGCCTTCCACCCTGTTGTTAATTGGCCGTTATTATTTTTTAGTGCGTTGAGTCGACCGCTTGGATCAGCAAAGTAGTCTGTACCAAATGTCTTTGGTAAGCCAACTTGCACCGCGTCTTTGATTAGCTTTTCAACTGCGCCATAATGACTTTTGTCTAGCATGTCAGCACTTTGAAGGATAGCCTTCTCTAGTGCTTTGTGTCTTGCAAATCCCTCAAACTCAGTCAAGAACCAAGCACTGTGTTCAATTGCCTGTGTTTCAAGATGTGAAAGCTCTGTGTTTGTTGTTGCCTTTACTTGTGTAATGTCTGGAATGTTGCCATGTTCATTTACATAGTTCTTGATAAACTCAGCCGCACTTCTTAACCTACGATCAAAGTGTTCTGGATCTAGTACGTTTTGGCAACGTGCCGCTAAGTCTCTGTTGCTGACTAAGAAGTCCAAAAATAGTTTTTGTAGTTCATAGCCATATTCTTTTACATCATCTGCCATTAATTATTCCCCCATCGCAAGGCCATAAGCGCGGCGTTTTCTTGTTCTTCAAAATCGAATATCATATAGTCTTCTGTTAGTACTGTTTTATATTTGTCGCCAGGTAGTCCAAATTCTTCTATTGCCCAAATGCAAACTTGATTCCACCATTCAGTTGTGTCCTGACCCAGCTTCCACGTTATTTTTACTTTATACACACCACCGCCTTGCTATTAATTTAATCTTTAAGGGGCTGGTCTCAATCGCCGATATTACACTTTGTAAGGTAGCAACTCGCCCAAAATGTTGTACTGCGTCATTGGCATCCTTAATGCCATCTGGCCATTCTGGAAAACTCACACTCCATCCTAGCTCGGCTGCTTGCATGGCCAACTGTAACCCTGCCCTATCTCGATCAGGCAGCACGACTGGTTCGTTATCAATGTCTTCGATTATCTTTGCTTGTTCGGGGCTGATAGTATTGGTCATGATAGCAACACCATCTAGACTTAGTGCATCATATTCGCCTTCAACTACCAATGTGTACTTTCTTGCCTGACTTTGCTTGTCTAAGTTAAAAACAAAACTTGCCGGCCGGCTTGCAATGATCTTGGCCATGCCCTTGGGCACTTCACCAATCCAACGTGCATTGTAGCCTACTAACTTGCCATCATCAAAGAATGGAAGTATAGCACGATTGTTCATGCCTTGTACACTACTGGGACTTGTAAGCCAATCAGTTAGTTCAAGCACTTTTCTTTTGTCTAGGTATTCGGCTGCTTCTAATGTGATGTCTTGTATTTCCCACGGAAACTCAATCTCGGGCCAATCAGGCTTTTTAAATGGTTCGTGTACTGTGTTTTCATCGTCTTCAACTACTTGGTCCCATAGTTGTATTTTTAAACGCTGAATCTCACCTTCGTCAACTCCAATGGCTCGCATGAACTTGATCAGCTTGATGCCTAAACGCTGACCTGGGCGCCAGCCCGTAGTATATCCACAGTTAAAGCAATGATATCCTACACGGTCCTGTTCGAATTTGATACCACCGCGATGTTTGGTATCCGGACGAGGCTGTCCGTTTTGAACACACACTGGGCAGTTCATGGTCAGCCAACCATTGGTGTTGCGCTTTAACGCAGGTAGGTGTGCTTGCAGTGTAGATTCAACTATGCTCATATAGAGCTAGTTTACACTCTTATTAAGACTTTGTCAAGGGTGCCTGCGTTCGAAACACTGTCTTGTTTTACGATACGGACCCAACGAACGCCTGCATAATAATTGTATGGGTCAATTCCAGTGTATCCCACAAGATCCAAATTATATGTTTCATAATCTTGTGGTTTTAGGTTGCCCCACAATGTTGCACCTGTAACTGCTTCGTCTAATGTACCTTGAACAATTACTCGTCCAGTCCAATTGCTGCCGTACAAGGCCACAGTAAACAAGCTGGTATCTTTTCTATAGAATTGTGGACCATTAAATGCGCTTGACACCAATAAGCCGCCAACGTTGGTCCAAGTTGTAACCTCCTGGGTTACTCTGCTGGTTGGTACTATCGCATCTTTAACTTCAACATCAAAAGCACCTTGCTGGGCACGGTTCCATGTCAATGCTGTTTCTAGGCCATTGCTGTCAATAAAGGTTGCACCCAATGAATAAATCCCAACTGGTAATGTCATCAAATCACGGGCAAAAACAGTTAAACGGGCTTGCCCATTTTCGTCAACTGTCCCAACTGCTCGACGTCTAAAAATTGTTGTTCCAGTAGTTCTATCCCACATTGTAACTGTTAACTCACGGCGTAGTAAGCTGACAGGGCGACGATCAGTACCTGTAATAGTAAGATCTAAAATATTATCAACTCCCTTAAACCAAACAATACGTTGATCTGTATAGCTTGGTGCATGACGTGTTGCGCTAGGTCCTGTACCGGCGCCAGAGTAGTTTAATGTTGCTGTTGGAATACTTGAGTTTAATGTGGCCATGCTCTTATTTAGCGATCAGTCTGCTGATTTTTGCGATGATAAGTAAACGCAATGGACAGCAAAATTAAAGAGTTTCTTGAGCGTTTTCCTTTCATGAGCCTTGTGCGATATGGTGAAAACGAGCTAGTAGGTATTATTCAAAATAGTGACAATGTAGTTGTTACTATGTACGTCTACAACCTACTAAAAAACGACGAAGATAAACTCGCACTCATAGAGCAAGGTGATGAATGGTGGTGGGGGTCTAATCGCTTAATACCTATTAATATTGTTCTTAAAGAGCAAATGCGTAGATTTTCATACGCTCTTAAAACTTATAGTACCAAGGATTTTGAAGTGCTATACGGACATCAAACCAGCTTGACCAATGTCATTACAAAACGTACCAAACGACGTCAAATCAGTTTAGTGCGTAAAATGCATTAAGCATATCCGTAGCTGATCTGTTCACAAATCAAATTCATCTGTGCCACAATAGCTACGGCATAAGCTGTTGCGTGACTCTTCTTAAAGTAGTACTCACCATTCTCTGGCTTGGTCCATACTTCCTTCATAATCGTCGTCCAAGGCTTCCCAATCAGATAACGTTTGGCGGGGCGTATCATTGCTAGGACGGCAGATAATTGTTCCACGGAAGTTGGGCAAGTCTTCCTCAGTATATCCCCGTGCCCGTTCAAATGAAATAACAGATTTACAAAGTCGTCCTGTTGTAGTAGATCCCATAATGGCTCCTGTTCGGCTAATTGGTCTAAATGTTTTTTACTTTTAACGCCTTGGTACAAACTTACATTAAGTAAGTCTACTTTAAAAAATCCCAGTTCTTCTGCTTGTTGGTAATCAATGTCGCACCATCCTGTAAAAGGATTAGTAGGCACTGGATGAAAGTATACGCCAGTCTTGTGCTTTTGTCTATTGCCGTTTGGCAAGCGTTGCATTGCTGGCACATGCGCCAGTAGCTTTAGTACTTGTTCTCTATCAGCAAAGTCAATGTCTACGTCAGGTAGGTTCATTATTGTTTCTTTAAATTTGTTTTAACGATGGCCAATAAATCTGCTTGTTGCTGTTTGATCGCAAGTACTTCCTGTGTCATTTCTTCTAGTCTGGCCAAAACAATTTCTAATCGTGCTTCTAGTTTTGCGTAGCTAGTGCTTGTGTCATCATTGTGTTGATCCACAGTACCTGATTGTTGTTTTGTTTTATCTTGTTTATCCACCATTTAGTATCCACATGTTTGGTAATTGTATCAATTTGACCTGGTTCCATTCTATCTAATAAATGTTGCGCCGACTCAGCTGAGTAAATGATCCACGGACTTATACGTCCCATAGTTATCATGTTCATTGCTGTTGCTGGTGCAACTTTATTAAAAAAGTCTTGCCATCTATTGCCTGTACGTTCACCCCAGTCTACCATGGCCAGGATAGTTCGTTCTAAAGCACGTTCAGAAGTTTCCTTCTTGGCTGCTTCTTGTACATATAGCTGATAAGTGCCAGGCTTTGTCCAATCACTTAATCGAACGCTCATTTTAAAAAGCCAAGCTGTAAACTTTTCACTTTCTAAAGGTCGCAACTCAATCAAGTAGTTAGCAAATTTTACAAACCCAATATAGTCTGCGCTCCTTATGAAATCGTCGATTGTTTTTTCTTTCTTAGTATTGGGACTTACATATTTCATGAAGTCTACCCATACATTGAAAGCAATACGACTTTCAGGCTCATCCTTGTTCATCCATCTGCGCTTGCGTTCACACATGTGGCTACTTAAAGTGCGCTCACGTGTAAATGCCTTTCCGCAAAAGCGACATTGGTAATCCTGTACCATTATTTAAACAAATCCTTAAGATCTTTATTACCCATGTTTTTGGAAACTGCAATATCTTCTAGTACATCATTGCCATTAAGGTCTCGAAACAGTTCAATCTCATCATCGCCAAGACTTGGAAACTGTTCAATCAACCAAGCTGTCAGCTTATCCTTCTTGGCACCCTTGGGTGGGATAAACTCATGACGCATCTTTTGACCAATGCCACATAGTGCAAGAGTGCGCCAGCGTAGTTCATCATGTGCGCTGCCTACTGCAATGTAATCCAAATTGCTTAGATCATTTACTGTTGTCAAGTAGTATTCTTGCAAGTCTTGTGTGCCTTGGACTTGACTGCCCCAACGTTGAGCCATGTATGTGCTAAGAGCTTTTCGTCCATCATCATCTAGCTTGCTGTAGTAGTCGCCTTTGCGCAGGTCCACTGCTGTCATTACTTGTTCAATAGGCAGCTGGTACTTTGCTGTTGCTGGTGCTTTCTTTTTAGTAGCCATGCGTATATTTTAAAACCAAATCTTGTTTAAGTCAAGAACTTCTGGAATTTTATTTGTCTCTTTGACAAAGAAAGCACATGTAGGTTCATTACCTTTTTCTAGTGGCACTGCAAGTAAATGTCCAAACTTTAACTTAGGCACATACCACTTTACTTCTTGATAAATGTTAACTACTTCTACTCGTTGCCATTCTGGCTTGTATCCATTGATGGGGTTGAACACAAAAGTACTAAAACCCCTGTCGTTAATGCTCATTACATTAACAACTTCAGGTTCACCATGATCAGGTTCTCCAATGACCAGGCTCCAATCCAATGGTACTTTTACTTCTGCTTTACCAATGCGTAGCACTGCGGCTGGACAACTAAAACTTTCAAGAAAAACCAAGGGGACAAAAATGTAATCTACTTCAGCAGGGTTGCTGTAGTCAAGTACGCCATAACGCAAATCCTCGTCAATCTCTTCGGGTAGACGATCTAAGTCGTATGACTTATTGTCAACTGTTAATATGTTCATTTGTAAGTAACCTTTTCTGTTTGGTATGGGTAATTTGCGTCTGTGTAAAATTGTTTACGCTTTGTCAAGTGACGTTTGGCAAACTTTGCTGTGCTGGTTATGTCCCAGATTTGTACGAAGTCTTTGTCTTGCGCTTTTCTAATACCTCGCCCAATTGACTGTATAACGCGGACAAAGCTCTTTCCGGGTTCCACAAGAACCAAATTAAAAATCCTAGGGATATTAATACCCACAGCGGCCACACCATAAGTCGCCACAATAATCTTGTTATCAGCCGTTGTAATTTCATCGTACTCGTCCTTTCGATCTTTGCTTTTCATTGCGCCGCTGACGAATACACTGTCAGGTAGTCGCTCTACTAACATTTTTCCAGATGCAATACGATCAACTAATACAAGTGTGTTTCCAGCCAAGCTGATGGTGTTGATTGTGTTTGCTAAGTGATCCATCCTCTTTTCATTAGAGGTCAAATATGTTAATTCTTCTTGGTATGTTTTGTATTCTACTTTGTCATCAAACTGCAAGACCTTGACGTGGCAGTTTGATAGTACACCCATGTCTTGTAGTTCGCTGGCTTGCAAGCGATGTGTTACTTCACCTAAGCTAGCAATAAGGCTAACATACTCGTGTTCTTCTTTGGGAATGGTTCCTGTTAAGCCCCAACGAATAGGGATGTGTGCAAACAAGCCAGTTAACATTGTACGCAATACATCTGCTTTGGCCATGTGTACTTCGTCAATGATAACTGCAATTAGGTCATCTGTAATGGCTTCTAGACCAACAGCACTAGTTCCTTCTTTGTTCTTCTTGACAAGACTATTAATACTTTGCCATGTTGCAATGGTATGAGTATGTCCTAGGTCTTTCTCATCACCAAAGTACACACCAACATCCAAGCCCATGTTAACATAGTCAGCATGAGTTTGTTTTACCAGGTCTTTGTTGGGTACAATAACTATGGTGCGTCCAAAAGGCTCACAGCACAAGCTCATGGCCGCTGTCATTAGCGTCTTACCAGCACCTGTTGCAATTTCTTGTACGCCTTGCGGATTGGCAAGATAACGATTGATACACTCTACTTGGTAGTCGCGAATCTTAATAGGCTGGCCTTCTGCTGGGTGTCCTTTGGGCCAAAGTATATGCGCAAACGTGTCTTCGGTAACTTCTGTAAACTTGATGTTATGAACAGGTCTGCGATCGTCAATCTCAATTTGCCAACCTTCCTCATCGAGAATAGGTAGTACTCTATCTAGCAAGTTTAGATAAGTGGCGCCTGCTGTTGTAAAGAAACCAATCTTGCCGTCCCACCTTCCTAATCGAAAAGCTGGCACATGATATGCATGTGGTAGCATATACTTTAATTTGGTTTCGCATTTGCGACGAGTGCTTGGATCAAGATCATGAAACTTGATATTGACTTCGTCTTTGATTTCTAGTCGTGTTATTCCGGGCATGTTCTATTATAACACTTTTACAAGTTGATGTCTATTCATTAGTCAGGTACTTATAGTAAAAACCATGATTTTAAAAAAGCAATTTAGCCATAATGCAGAAAAAAGAACAGACTCCGAAGAGTCTGTTCCACCGACATCCATCCACGCAAATAGTCAGCTGTCGGTAAACCTTAACCTCCGTGCTTCAGGAGATACTTGTTAGAAATTGCCTTGAACGATACTGGCTTTTCATGGCACTTAAAAACCAAACCTTCACGTTCACAGCCAATCATGCCCATTACAGATTTGCCTTCGGCAAACTTCAACACTTGTTCCAAGTTGGTAAGGCCAAGTGTATCAGTTAAACGAGCCGAGTATGCCAGTACAGGGCAGTGATTCAGATTATGCTCTGCAACAAACGCCTTACGTTCGGCAGGAGTAAAGTAACGGCCAGCGTCAATATCGTAAATGTCGTACACAAGGAAATCTTGATCACGCATTTGATAAATGTTACCTTGGATGCCGTTGCCTACAATCTCACCTTGGACAGCAATGTTACGACCAATGCCAACCAACTTAGCAGGCAGATTGTATTTGTTTGCGGCACGCCACAGTGAGTTATCTGCGTTTGGCTTAAGGTCAAGGTTACGCGAGCATACCCCAACTTCGCCGTCACGCATATACACTGTCATTGACGAGCCTTCTAGCTTTTCGGTAACTTCCCAATGCAAATCCTCAACAAACCATTCTGCTAGTTCAGCCTTTAAATTTTGAATTCTCTCTTGGTCAGTCTTGGGAATCATCGAAGGGAACATGCCTTTAACTTCGCCAGCCAGTGCCGCAGGCACAGGTGCTTCGTACTTGACAATGCCTAACAACTCAGACACATCCTCACCTTCAACACATATCTTACCGCATGTGGCATAGGGCAATAGCAGTCCTTGTGATAGCTGACCACGTAGCTTTACTGTACGTAGCCGCTCGCCTTCAACACCTTCAAATGTTTTTGCATAATGATCAGGCTTGGTCAAATAAGGTGCAATAGCAGAAGGAATAAAAGAATCAATTTCACAATACACTGCAAGATCACCGGCGTTGTATTCACCCTTCTTGGTAACTACAGTCCACCCGCCTACAATGGCACACTCGATGGCATCTGCACCTTCAATGGGTCGCAGTGCATCAATCTTTCTAATGGTTGCCATCTTTCTCATAACAAATTCCTTATTAACAGGACTTATTGACATTGCCTGTTTCGGTAACTTACTCGCCGCGCTTCATAACAGTAGTTTCTGCAAGACGCTTCCACTTGTCGTTGCCGGGACCGCACATCTTCTTCAAGTCTGCAATCTTGATAACAGTACGCAGGCTCAGTTCGCGCAAACGATCTTTGTTGGCATCCACATACTCATACAGTTCTTGCTTGGCACCATCCTCAAACTCGTAGTGATCCAGCATACCGTCCATCATAATTTGTTTGATACGCAACATCTTGTCACGTGCTGAATCCAACGTCAAATCCAAATAGTGACAACGGCTTTCCAATGCACCCAAGTGATCTTTGAGCTTGGCGCTCTTAACGTGCTCAAACTTGATGTTAGTAATAAAGATTGCCGAGCCCTTGAATTCAAAGCGATCCGGCACACCTTCTTGACGCAACATGCGGCTGTCAGTGTTCCAGCAAATAGTACGCTTCTTGCTAGAGTCCAGTGCCGCCTTCAGAATGTTAAGCGACAGTTCGTCAAGCAATACAGAGTCACAGTCGTCAAATACCAAGACGTTACCTGCATCGCTGTAATTGTAGAGCTTGCAATACAAACCAATGGCGCTCATTGCACCTTTAACAATCTCGTAACGAATGCGAGTGCCACCAATTTTATCAAACATGGCGCTCTTGTCTAGCACCTTCTCAACACCAAAGCTCTTGCCCACGCCAGGAGGGCCAACAACAATCATAGCACGAACCGAGCCGTCTACTGCACCTTCTGTCATCTCTTCCAAGATGTCAAAACGCTCACGGATACGTTCAATGGCTTGCTCGTCTGTCTCTTTCACTTTGGGTTCCTTACGTTTAGGGGCGTCATAATTGCCTTCGACGCTGGTTGCACAATCTGCGGCGCTTGCCGGGATCACATCGCGCATGGATTCTACTTTGATACGAACTTCGCGGCCTGCGAATTCGCCAAGAGTCTCATCGGCGAGTACAGTGACGTAGCCGCCTTTAGTGCCTTCTTTGTAGTCGGCAACGAGTTGGAATGTTTGGCCCGTAATGTTGAAGTTACGGTAAGTGCCTTTTGCGATAGTAATGTATGCTGACATTTGGGTTCCTTTGCGTGGATGTTTAACTTACTACAATATCTATTATGCTACCAAACTGCTCAAAAGTCAACCGTTTTTTGGGTGTTTTTGACAGTTTTTAGCACTTGTTGCGTAAAAACAACACCACCATTAATGCTTTGATACAAATCTGCTACTTCTTTGACGTAAAATTGCATGATTTTACCGCTTTTTGTAATCAGGGTGTATTGCATGGTGTCCTTTTTACTGTTTATGTGTGTATTATACTGCGATCTGGACCACTTGTCAACCGCTTCTTGAAATACCAGAGTAAATTTTAGGGGAATACCAAAGTAGATTTTGTGGCTTTTTTGCAACAAAAAAAGGTAGTACTAAGTACTACCCTTTGATTGCTTAAAATTTAAGCAGATTAGCGAAGCTCTGCGTCTTCCATACCAGCCACTCGCAGTTTTACCACATTGGATAACTGCCACTGTTTGATATCAAGTGCTTTGGTAAGTCCAAGAAACTTGTTGCGTACAAGAGCAAACTCGTTGACAATGGCATCCATGTCGCACACTTCCGGTTCACCGTCTACATACTTTTCAGCATCTCGACTTGTTAGTGCTCGGTTGTAGTGTTCAGTAAACTGGCGGAACTTGGCACTACGAATCTTACGAAGTTGAATATTAAGTTGTTCAAGTATAGCTTCAATTTCTTGTAGCTGATTGAATCGATATTCTACAATGCCCGGCATTTCGCGACTGGCTTTTTCAAGACTGCCAACTAACTTTAGTTCCATGCGGCCTTGAATCAATTCGCCTTCAAACCATTCAATGCAATCAGGAAGGCAACTGAGATCTGCAACAACCTTCCTATACCATGAGCTCATTAATAATCCTCGTCTTCGTCTTCTAGTTCTTCTTCTTCGATGTCACCAAGGATTTCTGCAAATGCACCATCAAGTGCAGAGTCAGATCCTTTGGCATCTTCTTGTGCTTGTTCTAAATTAACAAAGTCTTCTGATGCTCGCAAATATGCAAGAGCCGCATCTGGGCGTTCTTTCTTGTCAATGTATGGCTTAACTGCTAGCCACATCTCAACTAGCATTTCTCCCGATGTATCACTCATTGTATTATTCTCCATATATCCACCTTTAGTGGTCAGCGATACTTAGCTGACTTTTGTTTGTTGTGTTGCCATTTTAGACAAATACTCTTCGCTTTCGATCCACTTGTTGTTGACAAGGAATCCCCATGATCGCGTTTGAGGGCCAGGCATGAATAAAGTCCATGCAGTCACCGCTGGATCGAGCTCAATCCTATGATAGCTATTAGCGCCGCATATCCTAAAATGTCCGGGCTTACGCCAATGACGAACTTCTGCAATTTTTTTACCATTGCTATCAAACTCTGGAATCCATTCATAGTATCCACCTTTCAAAATTAAAGTAGCGTAAGGCCATGGATGATCATGCACATCATCGGGGTCTGATTTACAAAACTTGTGTACGAACACATTAAATGGAAACCATGTTCGGTCTTTAAGGAAAACATAATATCTTTCTAGTAAAGGTTCATCGGCTCGACGATCCATGATAACACGGTGTCGTCCCAATCTTTGCATAAGTTTTTTAATCATCGTTCATCTTCCCAAAATGCATTTAAAATTGGGTACACGCCATCACTGCTTCGTTGTATCTCTATTTTATCGTTAAAGCCTGCGTACACAAACTCGCCAGGTGCAGTACGTTTAAAACAGTCAATCATGATCTCTGGTTCGCCCATGACATCAGCGTGGACCATTTCAGCTTCGTATAGCGTTTGCAGTTGTTCGATCAATAGTTTGAGTTGCATAAGACTATTATAGCAGAAGTTACCGTTAAGGCCAATGGGGGCTTTCTCCAAGTAAGACTCGAATGGACTGAAACTCTTGCCAAGCATCTCGGTACATTGAGTTTTCTTTAAGCAATTCTTGATGACGTTCTTTGTTTTCTATAAAGAACGCAGTTACATCGCTTGGTCCGCCACTATATCCGCTTGATCCTCGAACTGTATATTTGCGATTGGCATAGTCAATAGCATGTCGCATAGATGCTTCATGCATTTCAAGGCGCTCTATGGTTTGCTCAGTGAGTTCAACTTGATACAACCGTTCTTCGCGTATCTTGTATCGCTCAGCTGACCAATCAATACGACCATCTTCTCGTTCAGGACCCCAGTTCATGTAACCAGGATCAAGCATACGGCGCAAGGTTTGCCGACCAGTAATCTTTATACCTTGCGCCTTCAACCATAATTCATGGTCAAGCGCCATTTATTCCTCAATAGTTTCAGGAGCTTCTTGCGGAACGCTCTTGTCAAACACATGCGGATTGGCTGTAATGTCTGCCATTACCTTGTCTAAGCATCCATCATCATTGCGTTCCCAACCTTTGCGGAACTTCTTGATAATCTCGCCGTCAGCTGTAGTGTACAGAAGACTGTTACCTTCCTTCTTCAACATGCCTTTGCCTTCGATCAAGTCTGTTAAACCTGAGTATGGGTTCATACCTGTTTCATAAGGAATCTTAACTTGCACACTTTCAAAAGGTTAGGCATAACGTGTCTTCATGATTTTACATGCGGCACGAATACCTTTAACTTCTGAAACTTTGTTACCGTCTTCGTCTTCCTTCAACTTCAACTTACGCATAGCTACGACAATTGAACTTGCGTAGATAAAGCCTTGACCACCGGAGATTTTGTCATCAGGGTCAAACATGTCTTGACTTGCGTATGTGTGGTTAGTTGCAACCAAACCCAAGTTTAAGTCACCAAACATGTTTACACAATTACGAACAAGTGCTGTCAGTGCTTTAGGCTTACGACCCATGTCACCTTTCATATCACCTGCGTTAAACTGGTTAACGTCTGTTGGGGTTAACAACATACCTAGCGAGTCAAGTACGAACAAGACTTTAGGACGGCTTTCTTCTGGCATGGCCTTGTATTGTGTAACGAATTCGCTAATCATCTTAGCAACGTCATCAATCATGGCCATGTTAAGTTTCAACAACTTGTCTTCACTTGTGTCAACACCTAAGGCATGCAACCACTTTTCATCAAGAGCGTTTTCAGTGTCAATTAAGATTGGGAAAATACCTTGCTTCTGTGCGTTAGCTACCAAGTTACCTGAACAGATAAACGATTTACCTGCGCCAGATTCTCCAGCAAACACAGTAACCTTACCCATTGGGATACCATTGGTAAAGCTACCAGAGATCAGGTAGTTGAGTGCATAGTTGTTTGTAGAGACCCAGTCTGTTGGGTCGTTGAAGCCTACAGAGAGGCCTTCAATAGATTTTGTAATGCTCTTTCTAAATTTAGAGACATCAAATGCTTTTGCCATTATATTCCTTTGAGATGAAGTGGGAGAGCGTCATGCTCTCCCGTGTGTCAATTAGGCTTGACGGCTACGAATCATCTTGAGGATGTCGTCAACGCTAGGCTTTGCATCGCCTGTTGCGGCAGGTGCGGCCGCTTGTGCCGCTGGCGCTGGCTTAGCAACTGGTGCGGGACGAGCTGCCACTGGAGCTGCCTTGGCAACTGGAGTATCCTCGTCGGCATCAGCATCTCCTGCAGGTGCGTTAGCAATTTGAACGCCACTTGGACGATAGAACTTGCCCCACTGCTCTGGGTCATACAACTTGCCTTCAACGGAAGCTTCGAACATTTCAAAGATTGCTCTTTGTTCGTCGATGCCAGGACGCTTGGGCATAAAGTCGTTTAAGTTGAACAAGCCATGTGTGGCAATTGCTTGAAGTTCTTCTTCATTCAAGCCACGCTCTTTACGAGCCCAACCTGATGTAGAGTAGTCAGCATAACCACCTTTTTGTGTCTTGTTCAAACGGAAGTCTGTACCTGCTTGGTAGTCAGTTGGAATATTTTCCATGTCTGGATCCATCAACGCTTGTTTGATAAGCGTAAAGATCTGTGGACTGATCACAAAGCGACGGATTGGATTCTCTGGAACGCTGTCTTCTTCCATCGGGCTGTTAACAACAAAGCCTTGGAAAACATAACTACGCTTCTTCCAGTATGTGCGACCAAGTGCTTCCATGTTAGGATCCTTGAACCATGGGCGGATAGTGGCATGTACTGGACATGTTTCGCCCCACATTTCAACGCAAGGTACTTGTACATAAACTTTCTTGTTTTCGTCTTGTCCTGCTACGCCTGCGAATGGGATCTTGATCATCTGACGCTCGCGCCAGAAGAATGTATTTGTTTCGTCTGCGTCTGGGAGGAATCGAAGTGAGGCCGAAGTGCCTTCTGGGATATTCCAGTGTGCATAAATGGAGTTATCACCACCACCTTGTCTAGTACCACTGGATTTTTGTGCTTGCTCTGCTAGTCGAGCGCGAATTTCTGCTAATGTTGCCATAATGAATTTTTCCTTTAAAATGAGTCAATTTTGAGTGTTAAGCCCTATTGCGGACTAAAACAACACATGCGTTTCTATTGTGCATGTGTTGTATTATACTTATGACTGCAGATTAAAGCAATAGGCTTGTTAGCCAGATTTTGGACAAATTAGCCAAAAAGGCGATTTAAGGATGATTCTAAATCAGCAACTGCTTCGGACACCATGTCATTGGGTAAGATTGGTGCTTGACCAGGTTTGGTATCTGGTAATTGGTACTCAGTGATGCCACTTAGATCACCTGTGCGGGCCGCACGTTCCATCATGCGCTTTAGCATGATAACTTCGTTCTTGCCGCGAGTTCGAATATTAGTCACCTGATCTGTTTCTTCTAAACGCTTACTCCAGCGTAGTAGTTCCATGATATCCTTGCGGCGACGAGAAATTTCAACAATCTTAGAACCAAGTTCGTCCCAAGGCTTGCCACCAGACTCTACATGCAGAGCCATAACCCTAGCACCTAGCAAGTGGTTGTACGGGAAACGGAAACGCTCGCCATCTTTTTCCACAAACAAGGCCTGAATGTTACGACTACGAGCGCCCGGCTTTTCTTCTGTTACACTTTTAGTGTGAGCCAAACGAATCTGTGTACTGCCTAGTGGGTGGTAGCTGATCTTTAAACTGTTACGGCCTTCTGTTACAGTTTCTGTACGGTGAGCCATTTTCTTTGGTTCAATCTCGCCCTCGTAACTACGGATAGTTGTGCCATACAAATAGCGACGAGCTACTGCTTGAATACGTGGTTTGAATTCAGTCTTGAACCACTCAACATCTGTGGTTGAAGGGTCGTACCATACTTCAACGTCTGTATTGTCATAGTTTACCATAACCATGATATTTTGGTCTGGTACGTATTGGTATACTGCCAGCTCTTGATCTAGGGTGCTTTTGCCGTCTACGTCTTTGAATGTAGAATTGTGGCTTACACCGGCTACTGTAGCGGCTAGTTCTTTGGTTAGTTGTTCTCTTGTTGGCATAGTTATATTTAGTTATAGGAAGCCAATTGGCATTGGTCTTAATACTTCATCTGTGCCTGCGTTCACAAGCCTATCGTATGTTCCAGTATCCCAAGTCATAACAACTTCAGTCATGCGTAATACCAAGATTGTTGCCATTACAAGGTCATCAGTTTCGCCCTCTTTGGCTGCAAAACTTGCCCCGCGGGCAATAAAGTTCTTTAGTTCGCGCAACAAGTTATGACTGTAAATTGTCATCTTGTCGCTTTCAACATAGTTCTTTAAACGCATACACGCTGTGATTTTAGTCTTATGCGTGGTGTTAAAGCCTCTACGACCGCGACTTTGTCCAGCACGTCGAATTTCTTGTACAAACGTACCAGGAATGTGTTCTTCACCAAATTCACGTATGCTGATCAAGGCTGCTTCGCCAATTGTGTTATTTTCTACTGACCAGTATAACTCAACATTGCCTTTGGTTTCATCTTGCATCCATTTTAATATAGAAACAAGAGTACGAAGCTGTCCTTGAATATCAGTTTTATTGTGTTGCCATTCGGCCACTTGCTCTAGTTCGGGTAGTTTGAATACTTGAATAGCAGCCGGATCGCCACCTGTGCCCAAACTAGGATCCCAGCCAACTACGTATGCGCTTTGCTGTTGTGGATACTTGTAAATGCGAACTTGGCCCATCTTACCATTTGGGTCCTTGCTTTCCATTGTAATCAACTTCATTGAGTTGACTAGCGTTTCGTCAGCAATAACGAATTCACATTCGTGTTCACGTAGGAATCGTTCTTCGCCAATCTTGACACGTTCAGTTGCGGCCCATGCTTCATCACGATCTGGGTGGGCACTCCAAATAAACTTGATGCTGGCAAAGCCGTTACGGCCTAACTTTTGTGGATTACCGTACTCGTCAATGTTCTTAGTAGCGTCTTTCCAAATACGTGCAAACTGGTCATCGTCTTGGTTAGGAGTAGATGTAATAATACACTTACCACCAGTTGACAATGTAGGAGAGATAGAAGTCCAGAACTCACTAGCAATACGTGGCTTAACGAATGCAAACTCGTCACAATAAATTAGAGATAGTGACATACCACGAGCAGTTGTTTCTGTTGTAGTAGTTGAAATAATACGACTACCGTTGTCAAAGTCAATGCTACCTTTGTTATAGCTAGTAGCACCAGCTTTTAAAAATTCAGGAAGTGTTTCGTATGTGTAACGAACACGTTGCATAATTTCTTGTGCGCCAGCAAACTTGTGCGCGGCAATAAGAATAGTTTGATCTGCCATGAACATTGCACGCCATACCAAGTAAGCGGCTGCACATGCAGTCTTGCCCATCTGTCGTCCCAGCATGTTAATGCTGTAACGATTCTCATGATAACACATGATAAGTTCGCGTTGATAGTCAAACAGTTCAAAACGAACTTTACCTTTTGTGGGATGTTGTACCCAACAGTAGGTGTCAATAAAATAAACAGGGTCTTGGGCGCATAAGGCAAGCTCACGGACATGTGCGTCCGTGAACTTTTCTACTTTGAAAGGCGACTTAACAAAAGTATTTTCAGCTGCCACAAGGGCCTCCTAATTACTTTTTACGAGCAATTGACTCGGCTACAAATTTGCGATACTCGCCCATTGCACGTTCAAACTGCTCTTCAACGCTGACCACATGTGAGCCATCGCCCATTGGGTTTTCACCTTGACCGTTTGCACGGTTTGCACCAAATGCTGGACGACCTTGGCCAGTGCCATTACCTGATGGTAAGCTGTCATAAACAGTTGGTTCATCCATTGATGTTCCAGCTGGACTATTCATTAGCTTGCCTTCAGATACACCAGCAAGTGCTAAGATACGTGCAGATTCAAGTTGGTACGCAGTGGCATCTGCACTCTGTGCGCCAGCTTTCATACCTGTATTTCTAGTATACTGATCCCAACCTGCTTTTTGCAAAGCACGGTGTGTGTCAGTGAACATGGTAGAATTTTTAACAGAGATTAAACCAGATTCTGGATCGTACTGCACGCCTGGCATGCTTAGTTCTTGTTCAGTTGGTTCTCTATTGTCATTTAGTCTGTAGTTGATTTCATCGTGTTGTGATAATGCTTCATATACGCCTTGGCCAAATACAGAGTTAGTGGCAGGAGCTTCTTCCTTTACTTCCTTGTCTTTGTCTGCCCAATCAGGAACACCGTCGCCATCTTCATCTGGCTTCTTGTTGTCGTCTTTGCTGTCATCTCTGTCATCAGACTTGTCGCCATTTTTCTTAGCAATCATTTTTGCGAATGCGGCTTTTTGTGCGGCGCTTTGTGCTTCGTTGGTTACACCAGCTAATGATAAAATACGAAGTGTTTCTTCGTCTAGTTCTTCAACTGCTTCGCCAACTTCTTTCTTGGCTGCGGCATCGTCGGCTTTCTTACGAGCTTCTTCTTCGTCATCAGTTTCTGTACCACCGTATACACCTGAACCAGCTTGGTGCTTTAAGCCTGTTGCTGTTTGTGTAACAGTACCACCTTTAGAAGTGTATGACTTGTCACCAACTGCTTCTTTGGTTTCTTCTTCATCGGACTCTTCTTCATCTGATTCGCCGGCTTCGTGTTCAATTTCATGATCGGCCATGTCATGGTCACCGTCACCGTCGTTATCACCGGGGACTTGATCACCTGGTACTGTTGGTTCAGCGCCAACATACATAACTGCTGGCTCTTCAGCTGGCATTTCTGCAGGAACTTCGGCAGCGCCATCAGCAGAAACACCACCAACTTGAATACCTGCCAATTTTAAAATATTTGCAATTTCATCTGCGCTGTCTGTTGTAACGCTGATGTTCTTGCCTGGCATGTTAATGGTAACAGTCATCGGACCTTCACCTTCGGGAGTTTGACCAGTTACACCAGCCATGTCATCCCAGCACTCACCAATGCCTTCTTTGGCAATGCGGATGCTTTCATTTACGTGTTTCTTAGTCATTATTTTTCTCCCTTGCCTGGAATTGGCTTTTTGTTGACTGTGCTGCCTACTGGGCTAGTCTTGCCGTCGGCTGGGCCTGTATATTCTGGGCCCGATGTTATTTTACCAACTTGTTGTGTGATGTTTGCTTTACGCTCTTTGCCGGCAGTGTCTTCAGCACTCAACATGTCTTGATTGTACTTGTCACCTGCGGCATCATCAGCACTAACTGGGTTAGATTCAGCGGCTGAATAGTCTTCACCAACCTTGGCTTTGTATTCGCCTTCCTCAGTGTTGCATGCTTCAATTTGCTGTTCAATTGGTTCGTTGCGGCCAAAAACTTTTAATGCACCTTTTTGTACTGATAGCATACCGCTTAATTCTACTTCTAAAACAGGTGGGCTAACTGGTAAACGTGTTACCACATCAACGATGACAATCTCATGTCCCGCTAATTTTGGAAAGTCCATTGGTTGTGATTGTAGCATTAGCTTTTCTGCACGGCCAACTTCTAGCGCATCATATTTTTTCATATGGCGTTCTAGGCTCTCAAGTTGACGATCAGTTGGCTGGAAAGCCATTTTAACGCGATAGCGATGTTCTCGCTGTAACTGATTAATATACTCTAATAGTGTGGGCATAATTAAATCCTCTCATAAGACTATTTATTATGACCAACGCTCTTTAGGATTGCTTGCACGATATCATTGCGATTTCCTGTTAATCCGCCTTCGGTTGCGTCCAACACATTGCCAGAATCTGAGTTCTTTTCCTCTCGATCCATACGTGCTTTACGCAATTGCAATTCAACCATTTTTAGCTTTTTGTCTATCTTGGCTGTTTTAGCATCAACTGCTGTTTTTAACAGTTGGGCAGCAACTTCAAAAATCTTGCCTGCATTTCTATCGTCTACATTAAATCCCAAATCCATCAAACGCTCGCTTTGTTCTTGCGCGGTGTTTGCTAACTTGTCTAGTTCACGCTCTGCACTTGCCATGTCTGTTACAGTGGGCAATGCAATATCAACACGGTTTGCCATGTCAATAGTAGCAGTAGCTACATCAAGCTGTTGCTGAATTTCTTCAGAAACTTCTGGTTGTGTATGGTCTGAAGCAGTTGCTTCCTCAATAGGCGGGAAACCAAATACTTCTTCTAATTTCTTAGTCATGTACTTACTTATGACTTATTTGCGGCGTTTGCGTGTTGGATTGGCGTTATTGTAGATATCTTCTTCCGTTAGAATACGAAAGTGGGCGCCCATGCGTTTGCACCAAATTTGTGCGGCTTGCCACTTGCACATGTTGAGTGCTACTGCCATCTTTTCTTGTTGGCTGCGGGCCAGTTCCATGACTGCTTGTGCTTTGGGTTTAATTTCAATGAGTTCGGCGCGGTTGACCCCATTGATTTGATATGTAACTAAAAAGTCTGGCACATAGAATGTGTCACGGCCAGTAAAAGGATTCTTGTAAGGTATACGAACTGCTTCGCTTGCCCACGACACTACACTGGGGTGATTATCGCAAAATCGCATAAAGGTCAATTCCCAACCACTGCGATATTTAGGAGTGCCTTTGCCTACATATTTCTCAGGATTCAAAATGGTATAGAACCCTTGTGAATAGTTGTTTGCCATTATAGTTCGCGTTGTGCTATTGATGAAACTGCTACTGCTGTTTTCTTTGTGTATCGAATAGTGTCAGGCAAGCTCTTGTTGATATGATCAAGCACTGACTGATCAACATCAAGTGTGCCTTTAGAAACTGCCTTTTCTATTAGAACTTTGAAACTTAAATCCAAGTCAATGCTGGCCTTCCATAATGCCATGACAATTTGCTCTGCTGGGGTGCGGGCAAGTCCTAAACTTAGTACCTGTTGCACTGCGCGATCAAATTCAACTTGCGGTATTACTTTGTATGTCATCATAATTAATAATCAGTCGGTCTAGTAGTTTTCTTAACATACTGCTGTTCTTTGTTTGCCTGGCTGCCGGCAGCAGATGGATTGTTGTTTACACTTTGTGGCACTGCTCGATCAGTAAACGAGCCGTCGGCATTTTGTGTACGTACTGATGTTGCGTATCTTGGTGCAGTACGTAATGCTTTTAATTCAGCTATTTGTCTAGCAGTTTGTTGTGACTGAGCTGAATTAGTAAGAGGTGGATTTTTTTCTAACTCTGCCAAGTATGCTTTCTTGAACTCAGGATTCATACCACGATCGTCTTTGACATAGGCCGCTTCTTGTTTTATAAATTCTTGATTGGCGGCGCTTAGTGGTTTTTGACGTTGTACTTGTTCTGGAGTCTTTGGTGGTATATCTTGTGTTTTGTTGTTTGTTGCTGGAGTTGCTGTTCCAGTGCTAGGGTTAGCTGTACCAGCACGAGCCAAACGAGCAGTTTCTGCATTGGACTGGTTGTCTGCTACTATTGCTCTTTCACGTCGTAGTGTTTCAATGTATCTAGCATTAGGTGGCAATGTAGGATCACTGCCTCTGCTGAATCTAGCAATTTCTTTGTCGTATTCAGCAGTGGATGCATATCTAGTTTTTTCAGCAGCTGGGAAAGGTGTATTGCCCGCTGGTGCTGTTTGTGTTTTATTTCTATGGCGTGCAGATTGCTTTGTCAAATTTGGATTACCCCAAGCGGCACCAAGCGGTCCGTTGTCTTCCCCGCCGGCCTCTCTCCACTTATTAGGGCCAAGAGTTTCTGCTTCAACTTTTGCATCTGCTTTAGGTGGCTTGGTGACTGGCACGTTGACCACTGATGGCTTGCTAGGTGGCTTGGGCAATGCCTTAATTCCAGCACCACCATCGCCGGGTGTTTTGCCTGAAAACTCTGCTGTATCTAAATCTTCGTAGCGTAGCGTAATTGTCCAGACCACTGGGTCGCTAGTAGAATAGTCCAGGGTGTCATGTTGTGCATCAACAATAAAGGCATTTTTCAATGTGTATACTTTGTCGGGACCATCGCCACCTAAATTTTTCATTGTAATTTTTACTGTCAGTGCCTCAATACTGGGCTTTTTACTTGCATCACTTGGATCAAATTGTCCTTTAACAAAACCCCATATTAGACTTTCTGCGACATTATTGGTCTGATCATAAAAAGTCATTGTAATTGGTTCATAGTTCATTTTTGTCTGAACTATAGTCTTGTGATTGTATACATTTACAACTTGTGTTTCGACTGAGAATCGTGGAAGTTCACAGGACTTGGCCACTAACGGCCCTGTAGATGACAAGCTCTTGGCTTCGCCGCCAGCGCCTAGTGATAATTCCACTTCCCAGGCAAATTTTAAATATGGAAACCCGTTACCAAGCGGGCCAGAATTGACCTGCATACCATTGAGAATTAGTTTCGTTGCTAAGTTTGTAAATGCCATGTATTCAATGAAAAAGGGCGATTTCTCGCCCTTTTCTTTCTCCTTGTAAGGGCAAGCATTTCTGCTTACACTTACTTATCACTTTGTATTAACGTACACTATTACTCTGGTGCGCTACCAGCTGATGTAACATCAATGCCGTTATCGCCGCCGCCGCCTTCAAGTGCGTCAGTGCCACCAATGTTATGGTTAGCATTGTCATACTTGATAGCAATAGTAATCTGTAACGGATCGCTTGTTGCATAGTTGTTTTCACCGTAGTTTACGTTTTGGATGTAGCAACCTGCTAACTGCCATGAATCTAAAATCTCAGCTGGTTGTGAACCGTCTAAGTTTTGAATTGACATACCAAACTTGTAACCACCAGCGGCTTTGATGCCAGACTGGTTAGTGTGGTCCATTTGCTTTTGCAACTGGGCGGCAATTGCTCGTGCTACTAAACCTGTTACGTCATCACGTACTGTTAGTGTAACAGCATCCCATGTGTGCTTGCCAGCTAAGTTGATGCGTGAATTGTAAACATCTACGATTACATCGTCATGTGTCAAACTAGGACGACTTACGCTAACAACTTGACTTGTTAGCTCTAAGTTTTCACCTGCGCCGAATTCGTTTAATAACACACGGAAACGATATGATAACTTAGGCTGTACTAGTACGCCTGAGCTACCTCCGTCTACGTTAAATTTGTCTAAATTGACTGCCATTTTATGTGTCTCCTGTTAGTGTTATTTAGCGTGTACCATTGGCAATCGCGCCAGTGTTTACAACACGAACTGGGATATAGATAAATTCAGCTGCCTTAACTGGCTCAATGGCCACGTCAATGTACAACTCGTTTCTATCAATTCGAGCAGGAGTGTTGTTTGTATCATCACAAACTACTAAGAAGTCATATACTGCACGTTTAGTAAACATGTCAGCCAAGAATGCATTGAATACACCTAAGATGCGATTACGTGTACGCTGATCGTTTGGTTCAAAGATGAATGGACGAGCAATAACTTCAAAACGCTCACGCAAGTAAGCTAACAAGCGGCCAACGTTTACGCGGTCTAATGCAGAGTTTGTTGGGTACAATGTTTTCTGACCCCAAATGTACAAGCCTTGGCCTGGGAAGTTGACCAATGGGTTAACATTCTTTTCATATAATGCATCACGTGAACCTTGGTTCAATGCAACTGGTACGAATTCGTTTTCAGCATTAACAACACCTAGGTTGCTGATACCACTTAGAGCACCACGAATCAAACCTGCTGGAGCGAACCATGGATAAGCAATTTGGTCGTTGTATGCAATGCCACGTAGAACTGAGTGACTTGCTGGAACTGCAACATCATTACCGCTCAAGTCTGTCGATAAACCACTTGGGTAATAAATTGCGGCGCTACCACTGCGTGTAACCAAGCCATCAGCACCGTTTGTGCCGGCTGCTGTACCTAAAGACCAGTTAACAACATCAGTAATCTTGTTGCTTAACTTTAATGGTGTGTCAGCAATAACGAATGCTGTTTCTTTACGGTCTAAGTTCAATGTAACCATTTCATCGATACACTCAACATAACCTGGTGTAGCAATAACGTTGAAAGTCAATGTCTCTGCACGTAGTTCTTCGTTACCTGCCAATGCGGCTTGTAAACGCTTTACAACTACACGACGCTGAGCTTTGTCAAACATGTATGGAGCACCTGCTTTAGGGCCACTGTCAACGTTGCCAGATTCTGTTTGCCAGAAACCTTCTGTGGCATTCCATGCCTTAACGTTGCCAGAACTTACTGCGCTGTTCCATAACAACATGCCTTCTGGGTAGTAAGCTGGGTTAGGAGCCTGATCGTCCATGGCCAATGCGCTGTCAAATAAACCGCGTGTGTCGCCAGCTTCAGATGTTAAGTCTGCAAACAATACGCCATCTTGTGTTGTTTGATCTGCGTTGTCTTTAGATACCCATGAGCTGCCGTCCCATACTTTTAGTAATGGATAGTTGGCCATGTCATTTGTGTCAACCCATACATCACCAAAGTTAGGATTAGTTGGTTCAACAGTGTTGACATCAATCTGAGAAGCTGGCTTCCAAACTGGTTCATCATCAACGGTAGTCTTAACATAAACGTCAACCATGCTACCTGCGTCATACCATAATTTGCCGTCTGGTAAAGCACCAGTTGGGGCTGTAGTAGATGCGCTAACTGCTGGAGTAGCCCAAGCAGAACCATTGAAACGCTTGATTTCAAACTTGGCTTCGTTTGATGTTGCAAACTGAATATAAATGCTGTTGGTTGCTAACTTTGAACCAAATGCTGTAGTGGCAGCGGCATTGTCTGCGTAACCAACTAATTGGTCAACGTTGCCTGCGCCAATTGTTTGTGCTGTCCAGCTTTGTGTAGTAGCATTGTACTTTTTAACTTTTAAAGAGAAGCCAGAATTTGGACTTGTTGTCTTGAACCAAACTGCACCCAATGTTGGAGTTGGAACTTGGTAGTGCGGAGCCACTGTAACTGTTGTGCTCAAATTGCCTGATGTTACTGGAACCCATTGTGCGCCATTACCGTTAGCAACTTTCTTATAGAAAGTCTTTACTGTGGCACTTGCATCTAATGCGTAATCGCCTGTATTACCTTCACCTGCACCTGGTTCGCCATCTGTAACATAAACTGATTTGGCTACCCAAGTAGAACCGTTGCCTTCAAACAAGCCCCATGAGCTTGTACCAGTGTCTAACCAGTATTGGCCGTTTGTTGCTGGGCCTGTTGGTGCTTCTGCTTGTGGCTCTAATTCTTCCATGTTTAAGTCTGCACGTACTAGAACAGCACGGTTAGCAATACCTAGGTAGTAATAAGCGGCCAACAAGCCGTATTCGTTTAATTCGTGACCGTGTACTGGTGTACCGTCAACAATAGTGAAACTTGGTTCACCATATAATTGTACCAACTCGCGTTGGCTTGTAACAATAAGTGGTTTCTTAGCAAAAGGCGCAGTTGTGTATTGTGCAACAGACCCATCAGGTGACGTTTTATTTGAACGTGTTGCTAAAACAATAACTGGAACTGTACCGGTGCCTGCAGATGCGTAGGCGCTTTCGTCAATAATCGAAACGCTTACACCTGGGGAACTTAATTGGGCCATTTTGTATATCTCCGTAATCTAAGGGATCATACCCTCTACGAAGATATTTAGCGCAAAGTGCTAAATTTGGCTCTATTTACCGGTAAATGTGATTTTACAATTTACTGGACAATCAATGCAATACGATTGTATAACTCGTCTACTGTACCGTTGTTATCTACTATATAGTCAAAATCAGTGCCAACCCATGCTGTTTCGCTGGCATGAACGCCAAGACTCTTGAGTTTTTCTGCGGCAAATGCATCTCCATTGTTGGCTTTGCCTGCCATGATATGCCAACTTGGTAGTTCGCCACGTTGCACCCAAATAACTTTCCCACCTGCTTGTTTAATGGCTTTAATTTCATTTGGGAAACGACAATCACTGATAACAATACTGTCTTGGCTGTTACGAAGGCGTGATTCTAAACTAGCAATCCAAATGTCGTCATGAAAGCTACGACGGCAAACTTCAGTACCCCAAAGCTGTAGTACTAGGCGTGGAGTAAGTTCGGGCATTTTTAAACGTTCAGCCCACCAGGTGTCTACTTGTTCGCGCCATTCGCGAGCTTGTTTTGTACGCCCTTCAAGTAGTTCGCGGTCCCAACCAAATACGGCTGCAACTGCATCTTTAAGGGTAGCGGCAAATGAGTCTCTGCGGAACTCATGGAAGTTAACCAGGTAATCTGCGGCGGTGTCTTTGCCGGAACCAATAAAACCGCAGATGCCAATAATTTGTTTAGTCATGTGTAATACTAACACATTTACAAACAAAAATCAAGAGTTTTACTTTTCGTATTTTACCATAAAGTCAGTACAGGTTCTGTACATCTGTGGTACCAGGTTCTTTTCTTGTTCAATTAGCCTATGTAAGTCTGCAAATTCCTCTGCATAGTTCACTGCTCTTAATGCATTCAAAACCAACTCTACGCAACTTACATGCGTGTCATCAGACAAGTCAAACAAGTCATCGTACGGCTTACCGTGTTGCTTTAATAGCGCATCAATAATTTTGGTCCACTCTGCATTATCAATATTATTTGGCGTTAGTAAGCAAACTGAATCGCAAGCAAATACTTGATCAAATGTGGAATAGTGTACCCCTACCCCAGTGGCTTCTACAAACTTAAAGCTGGCTGTATCTGTTGGGTCAGTGATGTTATCACAGTTCATTAGTGCATGAGTATAGTTTGCCCATACACCAGTTTTAACCCAAGACAAAAACGAAACTACAATACTACTAAGGTGATGCTTCTCTCCTGTTAGGATAATATAATATCCGCTGGCCAGCACTTTGGCAAGCTCAGCTTTATCAGTTACCGTAATATAGGTTTTTTTGCTCCAAGAGATTTTTCCCGGGATCATTGCAATCCAATGATATATCTTATAAAGTAATGTTGAGTACTTAGACATTATCCGAAAATAAACCCTAGCGGAGTACCACCATCAGCAAATGTTTTTAAGTCATCTTCTAACTTTTCTAGTTCGGCTTGAGCCTGTGTAATCAAGTCGTTACCGTTTAGTGTAACACCACCTTGCGGTCCGGCTAGCTGTGCAAACTTAGATCTTGCTTGGCCCAGCATCATTTTGGCTTGAGCTGTGGCATAGTCTCTAATCCAAGGACCCGAACTGGTGTCTTGTAGCAAGGCCTCGTCTGGGCGATAGTTGTAAGTGTGTAGCAGTACTGATTCTTCGCCTTTGATATTTCTATGAAGATTCAACTGCTTGCTGGTTGTACTCCATGTGAATGTGATATGCGCCCCAAACATGCGTCCCATTAGCTCACGTTGTCCCATGTACAGTTCAAACGATAACAAGCCCTGACCACGTGCGGCATTGAGCATATACATGTTTAAGTATGCGGCTTCAAATGGTTCAAAGCCGGTACTAGTAGTACCTACACCACCCGCACTGGCACGATAAACAACTTTGACGTCAATTACTTCTTCTGGGAGAGTGTATGAACTATTACCGGCTGTTAGGTTTAGTAGCATGAAGCTTTCTTCTACTGCCCTACTTGATCGCTGGCGATATTTTCCAATGGCTTTATCAATAGCCAGGTCGTAGTGTTCTTTGTCTAATTCGACATCTACTAGGCCGCCACCAAGCATCAGCTCAATGTTTTTTGCGGCTTTAGAACGTTGTGTTGTGTTGTTTTCCATGTGCAGTCTCCAGTATTATTTACCGAAGACTGCATTGCTAATCCTTACTTAATTGCACGAAGCAGGATAGTATCTGGACTAATTCGTCCTTTTAAGCGAGTTTCAACAGCCTTAATGGTATCCATAAACTTGCGCAGGCCTGGTTTGCCTTGTGTTTTAAATGTAGCAAGCTGTTCTGCTGGCTTGCGCAAAGTCTTGCAAGTACTCTTAATCTCATCATACCCGATAATGGCACTGCCTTTAACGCCCAGCTGTCCCACTACCATTTCCCCATGCATGGCAACAACAAAGCGTCCTAGCTTGCGAGTTTTAGTATTGTAAGTCCACAACTCACTCATGCCCAAGATTTCTGTTGGATTGATACTCTTAAGTCCTAGCTCTGCAAATTCCTTAAGATACTTGAGTCCTTTGACTTGACGCTCAGGTGGTACAGGCTTGCGCTTGGGTTTGGCACGAGTTGCAATCTTGCTTGTCTTATATGCCATGGCATCATTAATAATGCCTTCATACATTTTAATGTATGCTTTGACATCACGCTTGCCCAGGTGTTTGTATCCTTCCATCAACTGACCGTCTTTGCCTTCCAACAACTTGTTCATTTCATCAATTCGGGGCTGGATTAAATCCACAATCTTAGATGAGTATTGTACTGCTATGTTGGCAACCGACAGCAGTTGAAACACCTTGGGATCTTTGCCAGTGGTGATGTAGTCATCAATGGCTCCTTCAATATCGCCCATGGCCTCGCTGAACTTTTCGGCCAGGCGATCTTGAATAGTTTCCTTTTTAACAGCAGGCACTTCTTTTTCTGCCTCTGCTTCTTCAGCATCGTCTTTACCTGCTTTGATTGACTTTTCAATTTCCTGTCGTAGCCATTCTGCAGAGTCACGACCACTGTTAAAGCCAGGGTGTACTGCTGGCATGCCACGAACCAAGCAGGCTGCTACACCGCATAGTGTCGATGACACTCTGGTATCCTTTAGCTTACGGAAATCAGCAATAACATCTTTTTTGTATCCTGCAGACTCCATCCACTCTGCCACTTTTGGACGTAGCTCTTTGGTGCTACTTTCAAGGCGATAGTAGTCCATAGAACGTCGAAATTGTTGTGTAAACTGTGCTTCAGTAAAGTCCGCGGCGCCTTCCCAAGTTGGACTAAAGTCTTTAACCCCACGACCGCGCTGAGCGTTTACTTGTTTAGCAGTGACCCGTGTTTTCTTTACAGGTGCCGCTTTTTTCTTGGTTGCAGTAGCCATTTCTTACTCCATTTAGTGGGACAATGATGTTATTATAACTTATCCTTGAACGTCTGTCAACCGGTAAATAACACTATGAAACAGGTCCTTTTGGTCCTGACGGGAAAACATGCCTAAATTATCACTTTGGAAAAACGCTAAAACACAGGATTACCACTATCAGGACCGCTTGATCCGCGAAGCTGTGGGTGCAGGTGGCACTTCGATCTTGATCCACAAATATCTTGGTCCAGCGGCTGTAGAAGATGGTTCTGATCCTGCAAAGCCAAACCTGGCTGAAAAGGACGAAATCAATGAATTAGACATTCAGGACATTTTGTTTATGGAGAACCGTGATCGTGTGTATGATACAACTGTTTACGAATTGCGTGGTACTTACAACGTAAGTGATCAGGACTTTGATTTGAGCCAATTTGGGTTGTTCTTAAATGCCGACACGCTGTTTATTACATTCCACACCAATGAAATGGTAGAACGTCTTGGACGTAAACTTATGGCTGGTGATGTACTTGAACTACCTCACTTGAATGATGACTTATTGTTAGATGCCAACGCAAAGAGCATCAACAAATTTTATGCTATTCAAGATGCGGCACGTTCAGCAGAAGGCTTTGGTCCAACTTGGTGGCCTCACCTGTGGCGCATCAAGGCAGCACCTATCAATGATGCTCAAGAGTATCGTAGCTTATTAGGCGACCCCGAAGATGAAGATAGCTTGAAAAATGCTCTAAGTACATACAATAAAGAAATTGCAATTTCAAATGCTATTGTTGCTTCAGCAGAAGTTATTACGCCAGCACCTGGTTATAAGAACACTGAGTTTACTGATTCAACTTATGCCCCTGTAATTGAAGGGTTCGACGGATCTGGTAAGTCAATTATTTCTGTCAACACAACTGAACATTTGGCACAGCAAGGCAATACTACAAATATTGCAACTGGATTGGCATTCCCTATTGCCCCTGACCAAGGTGACTTATTTGTTAGAACAGATTTTCAACCTCAGCGACTATTTGTGTATCGTGGTAACAAGTGGCAAAGAATTGCTGACAACTCAACATCTGTGGGTTGGGCAACTACTGCAACCAATGCAGGACCGTTTATCAACAACACAGCAACTACTACAAACAATAGCGGTGCTACAGTTCCACAACGACAAGCACTAAGTGGTGTATTTGTTAAACCCAAGGCAGACAATTAATGGCACAACAATATTTTTACGATCAACAGATCCGCAGATGGCTACTACAGTTCATGCGACTGTTTGGTGGCTTCTCTGTTAAGATGGGCAAGGATGCAACAGGTGCAGACAACTATCATCAAGTGCCTGTGCGCTATGGCGATACCACTCGCATGAGTCAACACATACTTCGTTCTAACAGCGAAAACACAATTCAAAGTGTGCCAGCCATCAGTTGCTATATTGCAGAGCTTGTACCAAATGCAGAAAGACGCATGACTCCTGCATTTGAAGATAGTGTGCAAATTTACGAAAAGGCATATGATCCTGTTGCTCAAACTTTTAACGACAAGGTTGCAGAGTCTTATACGTTAGAACGTCATGCTCCAATCCCGTTTGATCTAACCATCAACGTTGATGTATGGACCAGCAACACAGAACAGAAGTTACAATTACTTGAGCAAATTTTATTGTTGTTTAATCCTAGTGTTAACTTACAAAGCAGTCAAAACCCATATGATTGGACCAGTCTGGCCGTGGTTGAACTTATCAACGTGACATGGACTGCTCGTAGTATTCCTCAAGGCACTGACGACATCATTGACGTTGCAAGTTTAATTTTCTCGTTGCCAATCTTCTTAACACCACCTGCTAAGGTTAAACGCCAAGTTCTTATTCATAGCATCTTGAATAACATTGCAGGCGACTATCAATTCATTGATGACATTAATATTGGTATTAACAATAGTCCTATTGCATCAAGACAATGGATAACCTTCAAGGACAGACACATTCGTGTCACTGGAGATTCAATCCAGCTATTAACCAGCATAAACACAACAACAGATACAGAAGGTACAATCCCTGAACTACTACGTTGGGATGAGCACTTTAACAATTATGGTGGTTTAAAAAATGGTATCACAGAGATTAGATTAAAGCTAGGTAGTTCAGTTGATCCACATGAAGTGATATTAAAAGTCAACGAAAACACCGACAATGAAAACTTGCTGTTTTATACTGTTGACACATCTACGCTTCCCAACGATACTGTTACTATGATTAATGGTGTTGTTGATCCCACTAGAAGTGCTCCAGGTAACGGAAATATTCCAACTGTGCAGGCCGGACAACGTTACTTGTTAACAGAATCTGTTCCACAGTCTGGACTATGGGGCACTGTAGTTGCAGATGCAAACGACATCATTGAATACAACGGTAGCAATTGGATAGTCAGCTTTGATGCAAGTGCTGTAAATGCGCCTGCTTATACAACAAATGCAAACACCATGGTCAAATTATACTATACTGGCACCGAATGGGTTGTGGCAATTGAAGGAATATTCGAACAAGGCTACTGGCGCATCGTTAACTAAATATTTTTATGAGAGCTGTTGGCGCACTGATTGTTAGTAAGAAAACTGGAAGAGCTATGATGCAACTTCGTAGCCCAACAGAAAGTCATAGCATGTGTTGGGGCTTATGGGGTGGCAAGTTAGATGGTAACGAAGGCGACCTTGAAGGCTTAAAGCGTGAACTGTGCGAAGAGCTTGGTTATCCAGGTGTGCCAAACACTATTGCTATGAGTCATGTGTACACGTTTACAACTCGAGACAAACGATTTAGACATGTCAGCTATCTAATCTTATGCGAAGATGAGTTTGTTCCTACCATAGATCATGAAAGTGCTGGCTACTGCTGGGTTAACTTGTGGGAGTGGCCTCAACCCTTGCATCGTAATACTGCCAAGATGTTTAACAGCAAAGGGTTTAGAGAAGCATTAGGAGGTTTGTTAGATGGCGTTAAGAGTAATTAAAAATACCCTACACCAACCAGACATATACACAGGGCCGCATCGCCAAATTGATGTAGAGCAATGTTGGCAAAGTCATTTAAACAATCCGCTGTTGAATAAGTTATATAAAGATTCAGTATCTTACACTGAGCGTTGGTACTTGGAAACTAGGCGCCTTATTAACGAAGAACTCTGGTATCATCCACTATTGGTTAGTTTATTGTTAGACGATAAGTTAAAACTAGATCTAATAAAAAGCACAATCATTGATGCTGTCAATATGCGAAGCATGATAAACGATCCGCGCTATCCTGAATATCAAATGTCAGCAAGTGTTAATTTAAAAAAGCTCACTCGCTGGTGTGCGTTTTTTGTTAGCTTGCCTGATTCACATGAAACTCTTGTTGCCCTAAATGGCCAATCTCCCGACTAAGATCTAAGTCGCACCAAATTTTAATATCGTTGTGATCAAGTAAATCACAAAAGCCCATGTCTTCGCCGTGCCATGTAGAACTTGGCGCATGCCACTTTAGAGGAAAGTGCGGGCTTGGCATTTCATCTGCAATCGTTGCTCGCATTAACAAGCAACCAAACCCAGTGTAACGTACTTGAGTTAACCCATGTCCTGTAGTGTCAACAGGTTCTACTGGATCAATTGAATGAAATGCTGTGGGATGAAATGGTGGCACACGTTTTGAGTATGTTGCACATGCCACTTTCTTTTTGTGTTCTAAAAGTCTAACAATGACATCTTCTGGAAATGTCATGTCGCTGTCAAGCCACATGATGTGTTCGGCGCCGTATTTGTCAACTGCCAGGTTTAATAACACTTGTCGTTGATTACTGAGTACCGTACCAGCATCCATTTCTAGTATAACAGGAATGCCTTGTTGTTCTGTGTACTTGATTGCCTGTGTTAAACAGTAAGTAAACTTGGCATGCACCATTCCGTTTGTGGGAACGCAAACAACAACCTGCTCGCTTAGAACAGGTGGTCGATCAAACACAGAACGAGATGACTTGCCGAACATTACTCTTCAGATGTATCAACGTTGGACAAGTTGGCTTTGCGTTCTGCTAGTCGTGTTGTCTTGTTGATAACATTCAAGAATGTTTGGCAGCGACTAATTGTTTGCTCATATAACTCTGCTGGCAACTTCAACATCTGTGCCATATTTTCAACTGACACACTTTGCGTCAGGGCTTCAATTGCTGCCTTACGTGCAAGTTCTTCAACCCAAAATTGTGGCTCTGCTTCTTCAATTGCGGTAGCAACATCTGCTCCAATTTCGGCCTGTAGTTCAGCAATACGAGCATTGATAATATTCATCTCTTTGAGAATGTTTTCCTTTTCCCAATCTGTTTTTGCCTTTTCGTACTCGCTGTTTAAAAATTCAGTCTCTTGGCAAAGAGACACTAGCAAGCGCGGACCGCTTGCCACGCTGTATACAAAATTTTCTCTTTCAAAATTTGTACGGAATGGTACCTGCTTTAATACTGCTCTTGTATTGCTCAGGATTTCGTTTTGAGTTAGTGCCATGAAAGCTCCTTCTATGTTCTACTATGTATCATTTTATTTTTTGAAATTTTAGCCAAAAAGAAAGGGTGTTGCCACCCTTTCTTTAGGTTATAACACTTATTACAGGTTATATGGTGTAGTACGGCCACCAAATCTGCTACTTAAACTAACAGAGCCAGAGCCGATACCTAAGTATCCGCCTAACGTACCACGTAGTGATACGTTAGAGCCTGTCGTGTTAGAGTAACCACGCTTGACGTTACCGAACGAAATTGCTGATCCAGTTGCTGGAAGAATTGCCATTTTATTTGCCTCCTCTAGTCAATGGATTAGTGTAAAGTCTTCTTTACAAGCGCCTGTAGTTCCTCGATCATTGCCTGTTGTTCTTTAACAGCGTTAACTAGAACAGAAACAACTTTGTCATAACGGATGGTTTTGTAACCTTCCAATGCAGACTGTGTAACCAATTCTGGTAGTACTGCTTCGACTTCGTCTGCCATTAGACCAATTTGGTCCATGTGCTTTGGAAGACCTAAAGACTCGGCTAATTCGCTTGAATCGTATGTGTAACCGTTGATAGCCATAACCTTGTTTAAGGCACCGTCAATCTTGGATACATTTGTCTTCAAACGTGAGTCAGAGTAGTAAGCTGTAATTTCACCAGTTGCTGTGATGTTACCTTGAACAGCGATTGAACCAGTGAATGTACCACCGCCCCATGGGTTACCAGATGGGCCTGTAGGACCTGTAGGACCTGTCGCGCCTTGAATACCCTGTGGGCCTTGAGCACCTGTAGCACCTGTTGGACCTGTTGGACCTGTTGGGCCTGTAGGACCAGCTACTGTAGAAGCCGCACCTGTTGGACCTGTAGCACCTGTAGCACCTGTTGGACCTGTAGGACCTGTTGGACCTGTTGGACCTGCAACGCCAGCTGCCCATGTACCATCACCGCGCCAGAATGTACCTGTGCTTGCGTTTGTACCGCCGTTTAACTTGCTTACTGGTAGGTTACCAGCAATACCACTGTGTGTCAAGCCAGAAATAGCATTAGCCAATTCTGTGTCTGTAGCCATTGCATTTTGAATTTCAATCAATGTGTCAAAGGCTGCACCTGCACCGTTTGTTACTGCGGCAATTGCGGCTGCTTGAGCGGCATTTGCTTTAGATGTTGCATCGGCTGCGGCTGCGCTGATAGCTTCAGACTTAGCTGTTGCGGCTTTAGTTGTTGCATCACTTGCGGCTGCGCTGATAGCTTCAGACTTAGCTGTAGCAATAGCACTTGTATTAGCAGATACTGCACGAGCATTTGTAAAGTACAAGTTTGTTGAACCTTCAGCAGTAGCATCTGTATTGAAAGAGATGTTAGCAGTACCATTGAAGCTTGCACCGTTAATAGTACGAGCTGTTTGTAAAGCTGTTGCTGTTGCGGCGTTACCGGCTGCGGCTGCGGCAATTGCTTCAGACTTAGCTGTTGCGGCTTTAGTTGTTGCATCACTTGCGGCATTTGACTGAGCGGCATTTGCTTTAGTTGTTGCATCACTTGCGGCTGCGCTAATAGCTTCTGCCTTGGCAGTTGCAATAGCTGTACCACGTGCTGTAGCTTCGGCTGCTACTTTGCTTGTTGCATCAGTTGCGGCTGCGCTGATTGCTTCAGACTTAGCTGTAGCAATAGCACTTGTGTTAGCAGAAATAGCACGAGCATTTGTAAAGTACAGGTTTGTTGTACCTTCGCTTGTGGCATCTGTGCTGAAACTAATGTTAGCAGAACCGTCAAAACTTGCACCGTTAATTGTGCGAGCTGTTGCTAGTTTTGTAGCAGTTGCAGAATTACCAGCAGCGGCTGTACTAATAGCGGCTGATTGTGCGGCTGCAACTTTAGCAGTTGCATCGGCTGCGGCTGTAGCAATTGCTTCAGACTTAGCTGTTGCGATAGCTGTATCACGTGCTGTAGCTTCGGCTGCTACTTTGCTTGTTGCGTCAGTAGCGGCTGTGCTGATAGCTTCTGCCTTAGCAGTTGCAATAGCTGTACCACGTGCTGTAGCTTCGGCTGCAACTTTGGTTGTTGCATCAGTTGCGGCTGCGCTTGTGGCGGCTGCTTGAGCGGCATTGGCCTTTGTTGTTGCATCAGTTGCGGCTGTAGCAGTAGCAGAAGCAATAGCGGCTGCTTGAGCGGCATTGGCTTTTGTTGTTGCATCAGTTGCGGCTGTAGCAATAGCGGCTGTTACAGAAGTAGCAGTGGCTGCACCAGAAATATCGGCAACGCCTAAAGTAATAGAACCACCTAATACAGCAGTTGCACCGTTAACAGTGATGCTGTTGTTGGTCAATGAGCTGTTAGGAATAGAACCCAAGCTGATTAAACCGCTTGCGCTGTTGTAGCTTACACCACTTGAGCTGTTTGAGCTTAATGCGGCACGAGCACGACCGTTTGTAAAGTACAAGTTTGTTGTACCTTCGGCTAATGTGTCTGTACCAGTTGCAATAGCTGTGTAAACAGAACCGTCGTTTGTGAATGTCCACTTTTGTGAGCCTTCGTTCCAACGCATCTGTACATTAGCTTCGTCACCACGTTCAACTTCGATACCAGCGTTTTGTGTTGGTGTACCAGTTGCATCACTGTTCAATGTGATGATGTTGTCAGCCAAGCTGATTGTGTTTGAGTTAACACTTGTTGTTGTACCGTTAACTGTCATGTTACCAGCAATAACAACACCAGTGCTTGAAACTGTCAATGCTGTAGAACCGTCAACTGTAACTGTTACTTGACCAGTACCGTTGTCAACAACCGCAATGTTTGAGTTACCACTGCTAATTGTGCTTGTGCTGATAGCAGAGATACTTGAATCAACATAGCTCTTAGTAGCGGCATCAGAACCAGAAGTTGGTACGCCTAAGCCGATAACTTTGTTGCCGTTTAATTCAACGTCGTCACCGAATTGAACTTTAACGCCATCGCTAGATGTAATACGCTTGCCGGCTGCAATTTGCATTGTACCATCAATGTTAACACCTGTTGTGCTTGAACCGAATTGTAACAAACCTGTACCAGTTGTAGTGATACGCATGTTCTGATCTAAGTCAGCTGTGAATGTCATTGTACCGCTAGTTTCAGTTAAAACTTGCTTACCGTTAACATACAAAGAACCTGGACCAACGTACATGTGACGGAATGGATTCGCTGGCGAACCTAAGTCATATGTGTTGCTTAAACTTGGGATAATGTGACGTACTGTCAAATCACCTGCAACTGTAGCACCAGCAAAAGTTGGTGTACCTGTTGTTGACAAGTTTTGAGTTGTGCTGATAACACCTGTACCGCTGTTATAGCT